TAACTTAACTTAATTTAACGGCGACTAGTTTTTTTAGTCTTGTTGCCACCTTTTTTAGCCGTAATTTTCCTTGTTACACCTTTTTTTAGCGTTTGTATTGGAGCCTCTTCTGTCAATTTTGAAATATCTGCGACCGCGCTAACAGCTGCTAAGCCTTCCTTTCTTGCTGCTTTTATAGCGTCCATTTCAAAACTAGGGTTATCGCTTTCACTTTTTGGACGATCTACGTGCTTCTTATATGCTTTCTTTTTAAATATATTTTCATCAAAAAAATCTTCAATAGTGTAATTGTACTCCTCATTATTGATTGCTTCTTCAATACTTACTAGACACTGATTGTCTGTCATTGGTATTTCAGATATGGCGATTTTTTCACTACCTAATTCATTTACTAAATATTTATATTCAGGAGTTTTTTTTCCCTGTCTAGAATACATTGCTGGCACAATAATAAATGCGTATAATCCGTCGTCTGAATTATAACAAACAAACTCAGTGCGTTGTTTGTTGGTCTCGGGCAATGGAGAATTAGAAATCATTATAGAAGGAATTTGGTATTTATTTAATAAAATCCACAAATCAAAATTGACAGGAGTGAACCCATCTTGAAATATCATCTGCTCAAATGTCATTGATCTGGATGCCAACTGTTTAACATCATATTGCCCTTCATCATTTAAAAAGTCTATGATTTTTTGATTGCGGTCCATATCAATAATTAGGTCCCCTTCATTTTCATCATCGGGCTTAGTAACAAGACGCTTATATTCATCCACTAAGTCCGATTTAATATCTTCAATTGTCATACTTGTTCCTTTAAATTTTTGAACTAGATCAATAATTAAATATAACGCACATAAATGACTGTTTTTATAGGTAATCTCTCTATATGTTTTGGGGAAACAATTCTTCCAATATCCTGAACTAATTTTGTCCGGTTCCGAACCCTGGCAAGCCTTGTTCTGATGAGGATTAATTATTTCATCTATTTTAACCTCTGAGCTATATCGCTGCGTTATTATTGGTTCCGCATTGTCATAAGTGTTGTATTTGGCGTAGATATTTATATCAGATGGTACCATACTGTCAAAGAATTCCTGTGTCAGCATATCCTCCAAAACAATAATCTCATTATCGCGCAAATTGTATTTTATCTGACCAAATGATAAATACGCTTGTGGTTTGAATATAAACGATTTGATGCGATTATAGCGAATCAGTTCGTCGGCCATTCTACCATAATAATACTCTTCATTGGGCATTTTAGTGACTAAATTATGCGCAGGAAAAGCAACAATACATTTGTCATCGGTCTTTGATATTTTACAAATAGACGTCGCATTATCAACGCAATTGTCAGATTTATTGGCAATACAGCTGTGAATATCGTCTTCATTAATGCTTTTGTAATTGAAGCGCTCAACAAATTCTACATTATTGGCTACAAGTGCTTTTAATAATTCTACTACTTTTGTTAGTTTGGCGTTATATAATGTTGTTTGTTCATTGCATTCAGTCTGTATTTCTTTTCGCTTATCACTATTTGAATAGTCATTGAATAAAATACGAATCGTGTTTCTGAATACATTATAGAAAATGGTCTCCAGTTGAATTCGTTTAATAAAATCAACACGTCTATTGTCTACCTTAGATGAGGCAAGTGTATTTATATCCGCTGTTAAAGTATTATTTCCACTAATACTTGGAATTTCATCTGAGATTTGAGATATTGGTTTGGGATCACTTATTTGAATAAACTGATTGGTATTTGTTAGAAACCCAATCACCAATGTGTCATCCATATCATCGTCTGTGACTTTGAATAATTTTGTTTTATCCTTCACTTTATCCTTCATTTTATCTTTCGTTATGTCATCATATTTGTAATATTCTTTTAAAAATGCTAATGTTTCATCATATGTGTGCCATATGTCATCGGTCATAAATACATATCCATATTCAGTATTTTTACTTGTTTTTTTCAATTGTGTTAAAGCAGATGGGAAACAAGGTACAAACCCATTTTTGTTAGTATGACTGGTCACTGTTAATCCAATTACCTTTCCTTGAAAATTCAGAACTTGATCCTTAATGTTGTATTTTCTGTCAATTAATTTTTTAATTAATACATCCAATAGTGGTGCGGTTTCAAAACGATACTCTCTTGGTTGACTAGGATACTGTAAAGCCATACATTTGTCACCAAGAGTGGGTCTAATAATTTTTGAAAAGACGGCGCGTAATGAACTTGGTAATTGTCTATTATATTCAGTAAATGTAGTAATCACCTTTGGTTTGCTACTATTATGGAACGCATAAATGGGCTCAAACCAGTTTTCACGCTTAAGCAAAATGAGACTGCTTTTTCTGACATCGTAAATGTGATTAGAATAATGATTGGAAGGACAAGCGAGGTCAATATTGTTAGTTGTGTCGTCTTCGGGCATCTCCAAAACAATCAAATTGATACCTCTACCTTCAAACAGCTTCGGATTTGGAATACATAATAAATCCCATAAATATGTGTAATCAATATAAACGGTTTTATCTATTAGAAAGCGTTTAAAGTTTTCAAATGCTTCTACTGCTTTTTCAAAAAAAGCTAGATCAAATTCATCATCGTCGTCTTTTAAAGAATTAGAATTAGACGCAGACTGAGATTCGTCATCTTCTCTTGATGGTTTTATTTTGTATAACTCACTTCTATCACCCTTCTTTGAAGTAATTTTTTTATATAATTCCGTGTCTTTATATTCATTTATATTTGCTTTTATTTTATTAAAAGATACATCGTAAGTACCATTACGATTAGCATTCACTATGGTGCCCTTGTACCATTTATCCAATCCTCTGAAATTACATTCAACTTGTTCACCTTTTACAAAATTGTTATTACTTTCATCCAGGTCGTCTTTTGCTTTTCGGATTCGTTCAAAAGACACTTGTTTTTCCATATTTAGATCCGGATTCGCAAATGACGTAACCAAGTCACCATTCTGATATGTTATGAACCTATCAAGGTCAATTGCGTCTATTATAAGTAGTTTCATTTGCTCTATTGTAGGCACTTCCGATTTAGCATTTGGAATAAATCTCTTAACCAGAGGCACACTTTTATTTTTCCCGGGTTTATCCGGATCCGGTACCATATACGTCTGTCCAAAAAACATTGTTGTTGCTATACACGCAATGAATGATTGTTTCGGACTTCGTTCAACACCGTGACGCAGTAAACACGTGTGATCTGGTTTCAAATTCATATTTGTTTTGCTAACCTGGCAATCCGCATTTACCTCGTGTAAAAATTTCTGAACAATAATCGGCATATATCCCCATCTATGCTCACCCAATGGATATTTTTCTGGCCCCTTGACATAGCCTTCAATTTCTTTCAAGTCATTCTCAATTTCTTCTTCAATTGCTTTTTCAGACGCACTAACATCCATCTTAGGATTATTGGACCCTTGACAAGTATCTCTGCGGTTTTTCATTTCAGGAGTATTCCAATTATTATAACAACACGGAATACAAGTGCCATCGGTTAATTTTTCTTTATGAAACCCAGGATAAACCTCTTCATCATCACCGTAAAATTGATACACATATTTGCCTTTGGGTACAACACTGTCTTTTTGGGGTATAATTGCTTGTTCTACATTAGCAACCTTGGGACCACATTTGCCGTCTAAAATGTCTTGCTTAGTGACCATTGTGTTTGTTAGAAGGCACCAGTAACGCGGGCAAGTGAAAAAGTATTTTTTTGATGGGTCTTTGGGATTGGCGCCGTATTCAATGAATTCAGATTCTTTGACTTGACCCTTATCATTCAAATAATGATATGGATGTTCTTCAACAAGCTTATCTTTTTCAGTCTTTGTTAGAATAACAGGATGACGTCTTGCTTGTAAATTCATACGACACATACGGGTATATAAATCCATTTTATCGTCTTTGGATTTAACAAACAATTGCGGCATTTTGTCTTCTATTTTCTTTGAAAATGGGTTTGGAAATCTGAGTTTCATTCCAGTAATATCATGAACTCTATTTTCTACTACCTTGTCGGAAATTGAAGGCTTAGCTTTTTGTAAAGCTGATTTTTCTATTGGGATTCTTGTTTCTGGATTATTTTTTGAGGCTTTCCCCTTTCTTTTAGGTTTTACAGCAATCTCTAACTCTTCTACTTCTTCTGGTATTACGTCTAGTGCTACTTCTTCTTTTTCTTCAAATTCTATTGGGATTCTTGTTTCTGGATTGATTTTTGCTGCTTTTCCCTTTCTTTTAGGTTTGGCAACATCAATTTCTAATTCTTCTACTTCTTCTATTTCAGGTTGTTTAATTACTTCTCCAATTTTTATTGGTGGTTTAACCTCTACTAATTCTTTTAAAGGAGCAATCGGAGGCGGTGTATCGGATTTTACTTCTTCTTCCAATGAAAGAGACGGTTGTGGCGTAGTAGGTTGTGGCGTAGTAGGTTGTTGCGTAGTAGGTGGTGGCGTATCGGATTTAACTTCTTCAGATTCGGGTGATGGATCAGGAACTGGTTCAGGAGATGGTGGTGTATCTGATTTTACTTCTTCTTCTTTATCTTCTTCTTTTGAAGAAGGAGGAGGTGTATCCGATTTTACCTCTTCTTCAGACGATGACGAAATTGGTTGAGGAACTGGATCTGAAGGTGGTGGCGTATCGGATTTAACTTCTTCGTCAGATGATCCATCTGGGCCACCTCCGCCTAAATCGCCTTCTAAGTCTTCACCTTCTAAGTCTTCGCCTTCTATGTCTTCTCCTTCTAGACCCAACATTCTTAGCAGTTCATTATCATTCTCATCTGCTAAATCAATACTAACACTTTCCGAATAAACTGGACTTTCCTCATAAATATCAGGTACTTGATTATGTTCGCTCAAAGATTTCTCAGATTGTGCTACAAATTCATCGTCAAAATTCAAGTCTTCTATTTCACCTCCAGAACACAAATCTGTAATTGTTTTCTTATTGATAGACGTACTCTTTTGATCCTGTGTGATCCGAATAAAAGTATCAACGTACACTGGAAATGTATCTAAATAATACAGGTCTTTTAAATCACTTACTACAATAGAAATTTCACTAGTAACAGCGTCCAAAGACATAACCGTTTTGAAACCAGGATTTTTTTTGATCATAATAGATCTCTTTTTATTAACGCCTCGTGTTGCTTCCAAGTCACGTAATGTGTTTTGTAAAATGTCACGCGCCTTCTCTTCATTAATGTCATAATTTTGCTGTAATTCAAATAAAATATCGGTTTGATTAAAGCCGTGGTCTATTTTCTCAATAATAAATGCGGTCTGACTATCTAACAATGTGAAATTTGAAACACGTTTGAACCGCAAGTAAGCACCTTTATCTTTATTTTTAACGTGAATCTCGGTTAGATTCGTACTTTCCACAACAAAAGCAGAAGACAAACAGCCAGTATATTGTTTCAAATTAATTGGCTTCTTAATAGAATATACCATTTGATAAGTAATATCTCTTATTTCAATGTTATCATCAGTAACAGATTTGAATAAAGGAATATAAAGACCACTTTGCTCAAAAAACGGTTTTATTTGTTCTAATAATTGATTCACTGAGAGGTCAATAATTTTATTAATATTTGTAAATTTGGTCTCTTGAGTCGATCCAAGTAAGACAGGTTTTACAAAAGACTTGAATGAATAAACCGTAATAGAACCGGTCTCATCAAATTCGCAAATAATATAATAATCATTTTCATCTTTTTCCGTTTCATATGTGTCGTCTACTTGATAAAATACCTTGGTATAAACAGCAACAGAACGTCTCCTACCAATTGTTTTGGATAGTTTCATTATTGCCGACTTATTTAAATAAGGTATTTTGCGTCCATCTGTTGATATTTTGTCAGTGTATAACCTGTAAATATTCTCTTGCCTGGTTTCAGGGTTGTATTTAATAAGGGGGTAATCAAATGTCGCGTGTAGTATTTTGAATACCACATCCATTGGTATTTTTATCTTGGAATCCGGATGTATAACAACTTTGAAACTATTTATTCCGGTTTTGCTTTCTACCTGTGAAAATACTTTTGATGGCTGCTTATATTTGTAAACATCATAAAACATATCAATATTTTCAAATAGGCGCTCAACATTTGTTGATAAAATGGCTGTCGTATTTTGAACCAATTGCTCGCGTTTGACTTCTAATTTAGCAACAGTATCAATACCAGCTTTAAATAGGAATGGAAAATATATTTTGCTGGCATATTCTGCTTTTGTATCCATTTCCTTGAAAACGTCTTCAGCAAGGCATAAATACAATGTATTATCATAAATTACTTCATTTTCAAGGAGTAAATTATTATTTAGTGATGTGAGCTCCTTACGAGATCGTTCTAACAAATGGTCGTATTCAGAAACATAAAATGGGTCAGAAATAAATGGGTATTCGGACGAAAACACAAATTTCTGTCCAAGCGCCCTGGCCACCAAATAATTAAGATCTAACAAATTTAATCGCAATATATCATCATATGAATACTTCTCTTTTTCAGGCAATTCAAAGTCAATTGGTTTGCCATCTTCGCTGTAAATATTGTAAAGCATTTGATCAAGACGTGATTTGGTTAAAGGCACGCGATCATTCTGTGTCAAATTCTGATAAAATGTGATTGGATTCAGCTTTTCGGAACGTAGACAAAACAGATAAATTTCATCTAGTCCAACGTTCTTACCAATTGCTTGAAAAATCTTGAGTTTAATTGTGCCAATATTGTCGTCAATGTGAATGGCTTGGTTAGTAAATGTAACTGGAATGCGATTGGTTGAAATATTTGTTAGTTCATTCTTTGAAAAAATGTCTTTTATTGGATTATATTTTGGATCTTCACTATTTGCTCCTGATTCTATGAATTCATTAAATAATGTAGTTGGGTTTGATATTTCTAAATTAGTCCCCCAAAAGACAATGATACTTTCTATTCTGTCCTTACTTATTATTTTGTTTACTTTAATTGGACTAGACAATGACATATTAATATATTAATATGTTATTATTTTATATATTTTTTCCGGTAAAGGCTTATTCTATTAGCGAAGCATTTAGTAAACCCTTATTCTGTATTACATTTAACCCAAGTCATACAAAGGATTATCAGTAATATTCATTCCACAATATGGCTGCGGGTTATTCTTATAATCAACTGGCTTATAAATTTTAGCTGCTTTTGCTTGTTCTAACAAGAACTTGAAATTTTGCCAAAAGATCTGTTTATGTCCTTCTGATTTTGTCATAATATGTGCCAATTCGTGAATCGCAACAAATGTGAGTGTATTAATATCAATCAACTTACCTTCGTTTTCTTTCTTATTCTTATTCAAGCAAAATGCTAGTTTCTCTCCCTTGTTTTCACTATATGCGGTGAATTCACTAGTGGGTAGCGTTTCCGAAATCTTGGTGGGATTAAATTTCTGTACTAGGCGCTGTACGTCCTCATCATCGGGGTATTTTTTGCCGACATATGCGACTAAATCCTTACAATTTTGAGTTACTTTAGCAAGCAAATCAGCGGCAATCTGTAGCTTAGCGCGCTCTCTAACACAATACTTCTCACCATCAACGTCGGATATGATACATTTTAAATTAAACGCATCCGATTCATTGTATATTTTGAAACAAATCACCAAAACAAATCCTAAAACTATACAGAAAAATATATTTTGTTTATCTATGCCAAACATCTATATACTGTTGAGATTATACTTATTAATTAAATAACAAAAGTATTTAATTAATATTTTCTGAGACGGTTATTCGGCGAACTTTATTGAGCACCTTGACCGATCTCAAGAGGAGGTCTAGTGTAATCGGGAGTGATGGTAGAAATATTCCAGGGACCAACAGACAGCTGAGGAATAACCGGGTCAGAACGCTCTTGTAAGTTGGCGTTTCTCAAACTCTGTCCAACAGTGTCAATTCCAATTTGATAACCGGCCTTCAAGAAGTTAAGATTGGCCAACTCACCTTGTCCAACGGGGTTCAATTGAGCCCATTGACTGTTAGTATCCTTGGGTAGCAAATCAGCAGGATTAGACGACGCGCAAGAACTAGCAGGAGCCATTGATTGAGACGATCCACCTACAGCAGCATAGACCTCATTGCCTCCAACCGACTCCTGTGAGTCCTGGACGGGACCCATTTGTTGAGCACCTCCCATTTGTTGAGCACCTCCCATTTGTTGAGCACCTCCGGTATTACTACCATTCTTGTAAGCTTTGTTGTTATTATTGCTATTGCCTTCATATCCCCTAGATCGTCCCTTGGTCATAAAGTAATTATACAACATATACAGAACGTAGAAACCTATAATGGCAATTAGAATACCACCAACACCATAATCATTCCAGAGTTTTTTTAGTGAAACACTCATTATATAAAATTAGGGATAAAATATTTTTGTAATTATTAATTAATTAGGAATTAATTAGGAATTAATTATTTGTTAGTATATCTTGTAAAAATGAAATCTTACAAGTTTCCTAGATATTATTCTTCTTCATCATTTTCATATTCTTCCTCACATTCATAATCATCACTTTCAATTTCACTATCGCTATCATCATTATCTTCCAGCATATAAGTATTCTTAATATTCTTGGCTTCTAAATAGGCGGCAATGGCTGCTTTCTTACACTCTTTGGCTTTTTCTCTGGCCTTTTTATAAATTTCATAATATACTTGATTTGGTTTTTTAAGTGTAATACTCTCTAAACTATTTACTAAACTAGAACTAAGGTCTACTTCTTTTAAAGTATTGGGATCTTCTTTTTCTGGAAAATCTAATTCTTCTATTTCTAAAACTATATTATCATTTGGAACCTCCTTTTCAAATTCTTCTAAACCTTTTGAAACTGTTTGATTTGTTTTTGTTAGTTCGTTTGCTGTTTCATTTATAAATTCTTCTAAATTAGAAATATTAGATACTAAAGTGTTTGGTGTTTCTGTCTTGTTAAATTCGTGTTTTTCGTTACCATTATGATTATCGTTACCATTATCATTACCGTTACCATTATCATTACCATCTGTTTCTTCTAATATATCTAAATTAATTGTATCAATTGTATTAATTGTATCAATTGTAGCAGTATTAGAGACGCTTATTTTTTCTAAAGCCTGATTTGTAGTTTTTTTATTAGGTTTCTTAATAAAACACTCATCTAAAAATGGATCTGGACTAACAACCATTGCTTGTTTAAGTTCAATTTCAATTTGAAAGTTCCTAGATGTAAACTTAATTCCCTGGATTTCCAAAATAGAAATAATATTTTTTTCCGGTGTAATGTCTTCTATCTTAATGATCTCATCTGATTCATTATATATCTTAATATTAGGCTTCACATTTACTCTTAATAAATAGAATTTTCCTGACTTGTAGATTTTAAAAGGTGACGTAAATGAGGTCTCAATATCATCTTTCTCCAGCTTTGTCTGAAACCAAGAATCACCCTTACTATGTATTAGTTCCTGGCATTTAGACTCCAAATTCTCAATCCAATTGATGAATACAGTATCATTATTATCAAACATTAGGTCAACAAACATTTTTTTACCACTTTTTACAAAACCCTGCTTGGTTAAGCACTTAGGTGTTTGTAAATACATCAATTTATTGCTATTATACATCATTCGTGTAAAATATGCGCCTCCTGCTAAAGTAGATGGCGGTCCTAAATATAACTTGGAAAAATCGTAATCTATTGTTGGCTCAATAATGTCTTCCATTTTTATCTTATTGGAATAAGAGAAAAATTAAATTATATTAACACGCAAAAAATCAAAAATAATTGTATAACGTTCCTATAGACATAGAAATAATATGAAAGACTCTTTTATAAAGCAATGTTTAGACATTTTAAAAACCAATGATATGAGAAATGAAATCAAAGTGATTTTCTCACCAGTTACTGAACTTATCCTGTATGAAGTGTATCCCTATATTTACATAATTATTTTTTTGGTTTTATTGATTTTTATTCTAATTTTAGCAATATTAATTATACTAATTACAATATTGCGTAATAAATCATTTTTTACACCAAAAGTTATTTAATATATATTTTTTCTTGTATCAATATATATAATGGTTAAAAAAACTAGAAAGCAACAAGGTGGTATGGCTCCTCCTAGTGCCTGGGGATCTGTATTTAATACATATGGTAACGGCTGGACACAATTTATGAACGCACTTACTCTTCAACCCGGTGCTAATGCTGGTTCTAGTGGTAGTAATGATATAGTTCCTATTGGAAAGGCAAATGCTAATGATCCGGGAGTTTCAATACTTAAGCAAAGTGGTGGTAAAAAGGGAAGAAGTTGTAAATCCAAGAAGGGAGGATTTTTAGGCATTGGGGCTCTTTTGGAGCAGGCTGTTGTACCTTTTGGTCTCCTTGGATTACAGCAATCATATGGCAAGAGCAGGAGAAAGCACTCTGGAAGCAAGGGAACAAGACGTCGTCGTTAAAATCTTAATTGGCACAAACTAACAAAAATAAAGTTTAAAATCTTCATTATTTTTGTTTCATTATATTATATTTTTGAATGAGTTTTGAACAACAATTACAACAATGGGTCGCAATTGACAATCAGATGAAGACATTGAATGATCGGATGAAGGAACTACGTGATAAAAAGAATGTATTAAGCCAAAACATCAATACACATATTGAAACAAATAATATGTCAGAGTCTTCAGTTAAGTTGAGTGATGGTCAATTGAAATTTGTTAAGGTTAAGGATACACAGCAACTAACATTTAAATATTTAGAGACTTGTTTGCGTGAAATTATCAAGAATGAAGAACAGGTGACTAAAATAGTGGACTATGTTAAAAATAAAAGGGAAGTCAAATATGTGCCTGAAATAAAGCGATTATATACGAATTAATTTATATCAAATTAATGTATAACAATGACAACAAATTTTGGACTAGATACTAATGATTTATTATTTTATAGAGAACAACAAGGAGGCAATGATATAATTATGAGCGGTGGATATAGTGTTGATTCTTATCTTTTGAAGGAAGGATTAAGCCCGATGCAGACATTAAATTCATTAGAAGGTGGTAGCCAATTAGAAGGTGGTAGCCAATTAGAAGGTGGGCAAAAGGTTAGCAGTATTTTTGAAAATTTAGCAGTACCAGCTGGTTTATTTTTTAATAATCAGAAACCAGTTCAAGATATGAATGGTGGCGCAAGAAAATGTATGGATCACACAATGTTGCCGGATAATATATTTGACGAGTTTATGCGGATGATTGAAATTGATAAAACTAAAAAGCAAAACCGAAAATCTAGAAGACAGTATAGTATTCCTAATAAAAAAACCAGAAGATTAACAAAAACGTAAAATTAGCATTATAACTAACAAATATTTATAATATCAATTATTATAAATATATTAAATGCCAACTACTAGAAGTAAAAGCAAGGATATTAGTCAACAAGAATGTATTATTAATAAAAAACAAGAAGAAAAAACGGAAGATCTAGTTAAAGAGTCTGAAGTTAAAGAGTCCGAAGTTAAAGAGTCCGAAGTTAAAGAGTCCGAAGTTAGTGAAATCAAAAAACTAGAAGAACCAGTATGTTTTATTTGCTGGGATATATCTCAACCAACTAACAAAATAATTAAAATAAAAGAATTAATATTATTCAATTCTGGTTGTAATTGTAATAGTGAAATTCACATTAATTGTTTATTTAACTGGATAAATGTATCCAAAAGTTGCCCTATTTGTCGCATCAACATCACAGTAAATACGCGCATTTATGAAGAAATTGATTACTATTATCGTGCGACTATTATGATGAAAATTAAATACAATATATCAAATTTTGTTAATATGTGTTTAGCGGTTGTTATGATGCTTACTCAATATCTTGCGTTATTATTTGCATTAAATGCTTTTTTTAATTTATTTAGAGAGTTAATTAATATTATACTTTACTCCAATTAGTGTGATTAAAAGGTGACACCAATACACTTGACAATTTATCCTTCCAATATTTTACACGTTTCTCCATCGCAATGTCCTTCTCTGTTTTAGGATAGATCGGATTATTTGCCATTAAATCTTCCTCATCCGGTGTCATTTTCGGTTTATATCCGTAGCAATTGACTCCAAATCTGACTGCTGGATTCTGAATAAACCCACCATTTACTCCCGGTCTTCCGCAATCATTCTCGTGTCCTTCTATTTTCTGTAACTCATCCCAAGTTTTCTGTTGTGTCGGATACAAAGCCATCTGGCCTTCAGACCAACCATAATTACACCATTCAGCACCACCTTCATACGCATCTTCTATTTCTTTATATGTTGCCAATCTAGAACCATACGCGGTACATAAGGCTTTAGCATCAGGATATACATAGTCATTACCAGGAATATTAAAAACCTGAGGACTTCTCATTATTTCATCAGGTTCTAATGCCGCAACCGGATCAATTGTAATATCAACCTCGGGGTTTCCAGTAAACAAATTTTTGACTTTAGCAATAATATCAATGCCAAAGAAGTATTGAAGAGCGTTAATCAGTATAAGAACTATTACAATTGCCGCAATAATAACACCAAGTATTACAGAGCTAGAGCTAGAGCTAGATCCGGAATCTGTAGAAGCACTTGATCCAAATAAGTTAAAAGAACCACTATCAGACGAAGAAGAAGAATTTGAGCCGCCTAAAGAAAAAAAGATTGAGATATATACTACTAGAACAACCACAATAATTATTATAATACTTGGATTAGACAATATACTATTCATATAATCATACATATTGGTGGACAGAGCGCCTAAATTTGTAGTAACCGTGTTGTAAGATTCATCCATTATAATATATATAAATCAGATATTTAATTACTAGTGTTTTAATTACTAGTGTTTTAATTACTAGTGTTTTAATTACTAGTGTTTTAATTATCTAGTGTTTTAATTAGGTTTTATGGCTCTTTTTCTATAGAAAAAACAGTAGGCTTTTGGACTAACAATTTGGGTCGGCAATGCTACTTGGGAAACGCTAGTATCATTAAAGTGATACCATTTGTCATTCGCATTCTTTACAAATGCGGTATAATGTCCGCCCTGTGTAACGCCTCCGTGATTACACACTCCATACAAATCATACACATAACTGTCCTTATTATATCCAATCACATATTTTGACAAATCTAGTCCGTCTAAAGGAAAATCAACTAACACTTGGTTTTTACGATTTACCGCATTAAATCGCTTAATATCAATTACTAATATATTTGGAAAACTCCAAAACGTCAACTTCTTTTTAGCTCCCTCTTTTTTTCCCGTTTTTTCATTAAATATCGCATTATCGCCATCCATTGTTTCACCCTCTACATACAAATCAAAGCAATCAAGTATTGTAGGTGACTTATTATCAGCTGGAATTGGTAGATCCAAAATGAAAAAAGGCTCGGGTGTAATACTTAGAACATTATCAGGCTTTTCCAATGAACTAATTTGCGACACTTGAATGCCATAAAATAGATTCCATATTTCCGAATAATCCTTTGTATACATTTGCTTGACACGTTCTAGACATATTGAGGCAATTTTATCGCGCTCATTGGCTATTTCTCCGTGAATGCTCATATTTACTTCTCTTGCTAAAGAATTATGAAAGCAATCTATAACAAATATGAGAAATTCTGGCAGATCATTTTGAGAATAACCAGTAAACAATTCACGATCCTTCATTTGCGCCAATTTTTGAACTGTTTTTACAAATTTAAATGGTGAAACAATACAGTTCTCATTCCATAATAATTTTCGCAATTCATCCCATTCTATCAAAAGTGCCGAGTCAATTTTATTATTCATTTTCTTTTTATATGTTTCCAAATTTAGAAAATCATTTAATTCATATGTATGTGACAGTACTTGCATACACGAATTTAGAAAACATGTATTGCCTAAATTTGCTAATCCAGATAAACCTTTATTGTTATATTTTTCAAAACTCATTGAAGCTAATAATTAATTATATAACAATACATTTAAACATATTTATTATAATATATATTATAATTTATACAATGGTCCTTACATCAGATCAACACAGAATGCTGGATATATTAGTTAGTCAAGAACAACAAGTAAATGAACATATAAATCAGCTATATCGGTCATTAGATGATATTCGACAAAATATAAATATGGTTATGTTTTCAAATAATTTAAATACTAATAATATGAATTCAAATACAAGAAATTCTAATTCTAATTCTAATTCTAATTCTAATTCTAATTCTAATTCTAATTCTAATTCTAATTCTAACAGACGAAGACCAAGAGAATCTGGTCAACCTATATTTTATGATTATAACAATCCAATTAATCCTAATATTTATTTAGATAACTTAGCAAGCTATCGTAATCAAATTCAAACTCAAAATAGAAATAGAAATAGAAATAGAAATACAAATACCAATAGTTATCTTTTAGCATCCGATATGTCAGGACTTTTGTCTAGTTTTTTAAATTCTACTGTAATTGTTCGGCCAACTGTTCAACAAATTGAAAACGCATCTAGACTTGTTAGTTATAATGAAATTCAGAGCCCAAATTCAGAGGCTTGTCCCATTTCATTGGAACGTTTTAATCCTACAGATCAGGTTCGCCAAATTAATCATTGTGGTCATATATTTTTACCAAATGAGTTTACTGAATGGTTTCATAGTAATGTTCGTTGTCCAGTTTGCCGCTATGATATACGTAATGGTAATAATAATACAGAAGGCGTAAGAACAAATGCGACAACAAGTGAAGCGACAACAAGTGAAGCGACAACAAGTGAAGCGACAACAAGTGAAGCGACAACAATAAGAAGTGAAGACAATATCACTAACGTCAATGTATTAAGAAACCCCCAAACTAACATCGTTGATCAAGTATCATTTGATATTTCAGGTAATGCTATCGCTAATGATATTGTTAATACACTAACAAATCGTCTTTTTGAATCATTATTTAACCCATCAGCTAATACCAACTTTAATAATAACAATGATCATTTTGTTTATGATCCATCTAACAATATTTTAATGTATGAAACAATTATTAGAAATAATAACAATGATAATAATAATCGGTCACAACAATAATAATAAAAATAATAAAACAATATAAAGAAATGTGATGATAATAGTATATAAAATGAGTATGAACCACGAAGTTAGATCTGGATTTAAATGGACTGTTAATGAATGTTTGCGATTGGAGCGAGAGTATGATCTCCTCAAATTGTCTGTTGATGAAATTGCCTTGTTACATCAGAGAAGTCCTTTATCCATTATGTATAAGTTAGATTCAGAAGGAATTGCTGTTTTTAATGAACTTTATCAACAAACTTGTCCTAACAAAGTCTCTAACAAAGTATTCCAAGATGATGATGATGATGATGATGAGGCATTCCAAGATGATAAGAAAAATGATGATGCTTCAAAATCATCAGACAATGAATATGACAGATATGATCTTAAACAACAAATTGGCTTGCTCACCAAGCAATTGTCAAACTTGACTGCGATTGTTTACAAGTTTCTTATTAAAGACACAACCAAAGATGATGTGTTATTTCATTAAAAAAAATTATTAATTACACCTGTAAAATGCTAATATATATATATATATATATATTATATGAGTGAATACAAAATAATTAACGGAAATAAAACATTAATTGTTTGTTTTGGTGGAATGGCATTACAATTTGGAGGCATTCTACCATTTGAATTTTTAAATTATTTGTCTTCATTATATCTAGATATTTGTGATTTATATTTTTTTATAGATAAAAATCAATGTTGGTATCATAAAGGAATACAAGGTATTACAAATAATATTGATGAAACTGTTTTATATATAAATGATATTATTAAAAATGGCAATTATGAAATGGTGTTATTTATAGGTGTATCTGCTGGAGGCTATGGTGCTATTTTATTTGGTTCTTTATGTAATAATGTTAATAATATTGTTAGTTTTATTCCTCAAACAGTATTAACAAATCCAATAGATTCAAATTATTCAAATCTTAAAACTGTAATAAATAAAAATTCAAGTTATTTATTATATGCCGATAAAAGTGTTATAAATAATAATGATAACCATCATATTTCACATTGTGAAAATTTAGAACATTTCTCAAATGTAAAAATAATAAAGTGTGAGAATTGTATATTAAAAAATTTAAGAGACAGTGGGCATATAAAAGATCTAATAGACACTATAATTTCAAATGTCCAAAGGTGTAATTAAATTTATTAGATCCTTCTTTGAAAGAATTTAATAAATGTAAAATTTTTGTTATTGTTATTTTTATTTATTGTCTTGTATATTATTATTCAATTACTTTTTTTGAAAGAAGCTCATTACACTTTGATTACCTTCCTTCGCATTGTTAGTTTCTCTCAAATACTTATCAAAGATCAATGTCTTCACCTCCTTGTCTCTGAGTTTTGATAACTTCTCTTCAAATTTCTTATTGTCTTCTATTGTCTTTCTAACTTCAGCGATCTCCTTCTTGAACTTGGAAATCTTTGCGCTCTTATTTTGCATTTTCCATATATCATCCAGCACTAATCCAAACAACTGTAGCAGTGGTTTCATTATCTGATTCGTTATATAAAATGAATAGTCTATTTGTAATTTGTTGTCTCTGATAAAAGTTGGCGTCTCAATCTTCTCACCTTGAAGTGCCTTCTTATTTGGATTGACTACATACACAAATGGTATTCTGTCGCCGGATGTTGGTTTATTACCTGGTTCCCTAGCAGCAATACGATCTGCCAACACTTTGTGAGCAATTTGCCTAGGATTTTTGTAAAATGATCGCAAAGATTTGGTAATAATTAGCTTCTCAATTGGTACTGTACCGTCAACTAATTCCTGTAAACACTTGTCTACATATTCAATTGCTTTTTTGATGTCGCGCTCCTTCATCAAAATGTCTATTACACCGCCATATACATCCTTCACAATCGGCGCATTGTCACGGCGTTTTAACACGATACCCATCTCCTTACGCTTGCCTTTATTAGGATCGTGCTCATATAAGATGCCAACATAGCGCTTCTTTGATAACAAACAGAATGGCAAGAATGTCTTCTCGTATTCAAAATCGTGAGGTTGTTTCAAGAACTTTGACACGTTATGACACGCTTCTTTTGCGATTTCTATAGACAATTCTAGTGCCTTGGTACCAATAATTTTTTCTCCAGTTTCTTTGTCTTGTAGGTTGAATGTGAAGAATACTGAGTCCGTATTATGAACAATCATATTTCCTATTCCAGCGGCAAAGTGGTGATTATCTGTCGTTAAATCATATACGTAGCCTGAATATTCAAGTTCATGTATTTTTTTAATAGCAATAGAGTTTCTTTTCAATTTAGTCTTTGACATATTTATTCTAAAAACATTTGGTTTATCTGCTCGTGTATTAATAGATATATCATATCCAATACTCGATGCCAAGAATGCTATATGTGAAGCACTTATTTGGTTTTTCTGATCAACCCGAACATTTTTACTTTTGTCGCCATCAGCGTCATATAATCCATCCCAGAAAGAACGTTTTATTTCATCTGAACTATTCAATATAAAGTCAGGAATTATTTTTGCCTTGCTACTTTCATAATACATTTTTTTACGATACATTCTTACAAAATTGGCAATTTTTCCATATTCATTATTTGATTTTGGTACCAGTTTGTATACACCAGAGCTTTCTATCGTGTCCATAATTACCCAGGTAAACTCAGGATATACATTTTGACATAATAGTTGATATGATTCTAATAATAATAATGATGCGTTATTCAAGCCCCAACTAGCTTTTTTTCCAGATGGACAATTATACTCTCCACAACTCCCGTCTCCAAAGAAGAAACCTAATATTTTTGCCTCGGCAATAGATATAGTATTTATTTCAGTTTCATTTTTTGGGAACGGATAGTGTAGTAACTCGGCTCCTACTTTAACCTCTTTCGGCGATATTTCAGTTCCATCTGCTTTTACAAGTGAATGATCATCAGTTACATCAACACATCCAGTGTGTGTCAAAATTCGCATCATTTTCTTGTGGCACGCTAACTCGTGTCTAATTACACGAAATAATTTAGTCCAACCTTTTTCAGTCCATGTCTCCACAGCTTCAAGTTCACAAAATTCCTTGTCTTGTTTACCTACCTCAGAGCATTTAACCCAATTATTTTTGCCATATTTAACAGCCAATTCTTCAATTGTTAATATATCAATTAAATTATTGAATTTTACATAAACTGGTGTATAATTCACAACACTGTCTCCGTATACATACTCTGCCTTTGTATTTATGAGACCATACTTGCTATCAACTGTTGTATCTCCATAACATTCTTCTACAACACGCTTCGCATACGTCAGCAATAACCGTCCAGTCGCAGTTGTTGATGCGGCAATATCCGGCTCATAAAATGTGCTTGTTTTCGCTCCAAGCTGACCATATAATGAATTGGCAGTCACTTTATATGCCAATTGACGTTTATCTAGAACGTTCTTGATGAAATCGTCTTTTTCCAAAGGGATTAACTTACGCGTATCCTTACGTGCCTTCAAAAGTTCTTCTAAAATAGATGGCATAATGGCTTTTTCCAAGGCCCTTGGGGCCGAGTCCAAGGTTCCAGAATGAACCGAGTCCAAGGTTCCAGAATGAACCGAGTCCAAGGTTCCAGAATGAACCGAGTCCAAGGTTCCAGAATGAACCGAGTCCAAGGTTCCAGAATGAACCGAGTCTAAGGTTCCTTCAACAGGCTGTAATGGCTGCGCAAACCGACACAATTTGTAGCCATTTTTAATCTTTTCAGCACGCGCCTTCGGATTCTTTCGGTAATATCGGAATGTATCAAATCGGATATCAACATATTCGTAACCAGGCAAATTGTCGTATAGATATTCACTAGTATTTGTATTATCTTTCTTTGTACCAGTCTCCGTTACCAAATTGCCTGCTAAATCGTAAATCTTTGTCCACACTTTACTACTCGGGCACAAATTCTCCGACAACATTGAACTCGGATATAACGACGCAAAGTCACCCACAGCAATTGGAGTGTCTAGATATAAACCACATTTTGGCTCCAAAACAATCGCGCCTTCATAACCATCATCTTTGGATCCCTTATTAATAACTGGCATTAAGACCCCCTTTTCTCTACACTTCTTCGCTACATAACTCGTTAACTTAATACCTTGACCTCTGAAAATTAAGAAACTCATTGGAACACTACACAATTTGGACATTTCTACTAGATCCGTCACAACATCCACCTTTGAAAACAGATGCTGAACCAAGTTACAATCCTGAATACAGTATTTCGCAATGACAGCACGCGCAGTTGGTCCCTCATTGGTCATCCTGAAAATATCCTTTGGTGATACATCGTCCTTTGCTAGACCCCATTTGACGGCCTTTGCCTGAGGATTTTCGTGCCCTTCAATCTCAAACCAGCCTTCGGCTTTGTTCACATTTAAAACTACAAATTTTGTGCCATCTTTGTAATAATCCGATGAATGATTGATCTCCTCAAAATGTATGTAACTCTCCACTTGTAGACCAGTCATATTAATTGTTGATATACGTGTATTACCGTTTTCCTTATGTTCCAATTTCTTGACATAATCACCAATGAAGTGACCGCCGACATAATCCAACTTATAAGAAGTCAAGTTCTCTGTTCTTCTGAACCAATTCAACATATCTACTTGTAGACGGCCGTTCATCTTGATAATAGACAAATCGTAGGTACCAGATGCTAACGTGATGCTGCTCTTATCAATTTCCATCTTCTGCGTTTTGTAGTCAATTGTAGCACACAATTCGTCCTTGTTCCTGGACAATCGTAGGAATTCCTCAACACATCCAAGTTCTTGAGATCTGCGAAACATAAACTCATAATCAAAACTAAATATATTGTAACCAATAACAATGTCCGGGTTTTCACGCTGAACCAGTCTAGTCCAAGCATTAAGAACATCTCTTTCAGTATTGTAGGTCTCTATTTGCGAGTTTTCAACTTTGCCTTCTAAAGAGTCGCAAGAATTTAGAGCAATACAGTGGTTCAAATACGGCTCTTTTTGTCCATATCTTACAAAAGTAGAACCAATGAACGTGACCTTATCACCTTCTAATGCCGGAAAATTGTTACGCAAAGATAAGATGAGTTCGTTAATTTTGCCTTCAC